TATTTACAAGCCATAATTATGGTTAAAGATTATTAATTAGTTTTCGAACTCTTCTTTTTCAAATAAGTAAACTGAAAGTTTATTGTTTACATCAATTAACTCTAGTTTGTTTAAGAAATCACTGTACTCAGCAACAGCTAATCGTTGAATTTCTCTATATTTTTTCAAGAAGTCAAACGTACAAGTATCTCCCATTTTGAAGATCTCATTAGATATTTCCTCATAAATTTCGTATAAATCATACTCCATTTTATAAGCATTCTCTAAAATCTCAGGAAGTGTTTTAAACTCACATTGAGGTTTAGGGATATTAGGCAACATAGGAACCACGTTCCAGCTAACCAAATACTCTTGTAATCCTTGAGAATGAGTCAACTCATCATTAGATTCTGATAAGAAGAATTTACCAGCATTCATATAGCCGATTTCTGAACACCAGTTAGCGGCAGCTTGGTAAAAATATTGAGCATTATACTCTTCTAAAATTGTTTTTTCCAATAGTTTTACTACTGGCTGTTCTAATTTGTACGGTTTCATTATGGACAATTTTTATCTAGTCTTTGAGCAATTCCTTTTGATTCAAGCTCATTAACTATTTTTGTAAAGTTACTAATTTTATCGGATCTTTTCAACTGCGCTATCTGTCTTTTTGTTTCTTTAACTTCCTTTGTAGATAATCCGCCCTGATCTAATTTATCAGCAAGCTCTCTAATTTGGTCTGCAACATTAACAGCAGTTAATACAGGAGCTTGTTCTCCTCCTGCAGGAGCTACCCCTGGAACCGTAGGAGCCACAGTAGAGGCAATAGGTCTATCCATTGGAGTTATGTTTCTTTCCTTAATAACAGCGTCAACCATAGCAGGTGTAACCGCAGATCCTGTCATTGCAGAAACTATACTAGGAACTTGTTGCATAGGTATTCCTCTGCTTACTAATTCATTTATAGCCCAATATAATGGTTTTAATTGTTGCTGTACATTTTCTATAGGGAAAGCTGTGCCTTTTAAGTCTGACTCAGATACATCTTGTTTTTCTGCATTTAATCTTTCTATTTCTCTATAATTGTCAAAATCTTTAGAAACAGATTTTACAATCAATTGATCCTCTGGACTAAGATCTTTTATTTTATTTGGATCTAATGTAGTTCCCATTGATGTATTAAGAGAGTCTGTAATTAAGCTGGTTATTTTATCTTCTGATAAAGGAACCATAACATTCATCTCTGTTTGTCCTAAAGCTAATGCGGCAGCAATTCTTTTCTTTCCATCGATAACTCTACCATTCTTATCAAGGATTGGTAAAAGCCCATTTGGATTATCTATCTCAACCTCTTTGTTTCTCATTTGTTGAGCTAACTCAGGTATTGTATTATCGAATGAACCGTCTTCGTTTTTAGGAGCTATAGTAGATGGGTTAGAAACAATAGGAACTGTTTTAACTTCGTATAATCCGTGAGAAGCAATTGCGTCAGCTTGTTCTTTTGTTAGTCTTCCATAAGGAGTTTGGTTTTCAACCATTCTAGATATCTCATCTGCTCCAACTAAAGCGTTACCAGTAAACACTCCATTCTCTATAGCTTTAAGGTTTGTATTTGCAGTACCTATTATATTGGTTAATTTCTTTGACTGGATAACGTCTGCCTGTCCAGATTGAAGTAAACTAGCAGCTTCGTTAAGTCTTGCTTTTTCAACCGCCCATTGAGACGCAGCAGGGCCTGTTAAACCCATATTCTTAGCCGTATTATAGTAAGGACTAAGTGTGTTTGTAAACGACTTTAATGTTTGTGCTACCTCTGGAGTTATTTTCTTTTGAGCTACGCTTTCTGCTATCGCTTTATTGTACTCTTCTTTATTATCCATAGCATAGTTCAAAGCATCTGCTTGCATTGGTCTATACATAAGGTTTAATGCCTCTGAAGGTCCCCCCATTATAAGACCAGCAATGGATCCTAAAGCAAAATCTTTTCCAGAACTTAATACTGATTTCTCAAAGTTAAATCCTGATATGTCATTTTTATTTAAAGACTTAAGGTCATTGTAGTCTTGCCAATCGTCAGCTACTTTATTTATAACCTCTTCCATACCTTCTGGCAATCCTGCCTTAAGTGAAGCTTGACCTAGTTTATATAGTGTTTGAGGCCAGCTCTTTTTAGATGCATTAAGCACAGCATCAACTATATTGTTTTTACCTATGGATCCTATATTGTGAAATGGATTATAGATTGTTTCTGTAGCCATAGATACTAAAGCTCTTTGCCAAACTTTTTCTTCTAGATCTTTTCCTCTATAACCTTTATTATATAATTCTTCGTAGTAAGAAGAGTGGACGGTAGGGAAAAACGTAGGGAATGTAGTAATAAAATTATCTGCAACATTTCCTAATCCAATCTTTTGAGCGCCCTTTAAACCAGCATTCAAACCTCTTAATACTTGAGCAGTAGCATCTAAACCAAACTTTCCTATCGCTGACTCTGCAATACCAGATCTCATTGCTGTTCCTACAACAGCGCTTTTTATTCCGCCCAAAGCAGCGGTAGACGCTGCTAACTCACCCTCAACTAATGCAGCACCACCGCCAGTAGCTATAGTTCCAAGTATCATCGGTATTTGAGTACCTATATTTCCACCTAAGCCAGCTATAAAGCTTTCTTGAACTTCAGGATTATATATTTGCTTTTCAGATAATTTATCTTTTCTTGAGTATTCTGCCGCATCCATAATAGACTTTGGCATTCCATCAATTTTTATTCCAGTTTCTCCAGCTAAGCCCTCAGCGTATCTAGCCATCTGGTGAAACGCAGTTAAAGCTTTTCTTCCTATTTGATCTGTAAATAACAATAAGTTTCCACCAACTCCATCTTTGTTTTTATCTACCCAATTGTTATATCTTTTTTGAGCTTCAGTAAAATCGTACTTATAATTATTTATTTTATTGTCTATCAAATCCTTTGCAATTTGAGAGGCAGGTATTTGATAGTTTGTAAGAACTCTTTGTCTAGCTACTTCGTTTAAAAACTTTTCATTAAACTGAGGCTTACCATTTACAACATCATATATTTGGCTGTAATCAAATTTTTTATCACCTAAAACAAAAGAGTTCTGTATGTCCTTTTTAGGACCTATTCTAAACATCTCTAAGTTTTCGTTTTGACCTTTTCTTTGAGATTCTATTTCGCCTAATTCGCTTTGAACATTAGAAGTTCTGGTTAAAACATATGGGTCTAATTCTTTTTTTACTTTAGATACTTCTGAATTTAAATAATCAGTATACTTTTTTTTCTCTCCAGGAAGATATGACTTTACATATTTTTCTACATCGTTTTCTGAAAAAGTAGGATAAGCTTTTTTAATTCTTTCTCTAATATTTTGCTTTAAAACTTCATCATCAAATTTTCTTTCAGCAGGAGCAGCTTTAGGTAAATTAGCTAATGTTTGCTTTTCTGATGACTTTGGCTTACCTATAGATGATCCAAAAGGATTTTTCTCTAAATTCCAATCTATATCACCTCTGTTTATCTTATCAAGATAATCTTGTTTTTCTTTCTCTCTCTCATTTCTATTAACAGCATCTGATATTTTATCAGGCGATTTAACGACTGGGTTTTCTCTAAACCCATACTTTTCCGCCAAAGACGATTCGGTATTGTCTATGTTGCTAGCAGATTTTAAAAGTATATCTTTTAGTTTTGTAGGCATATTATTGTCCTTGGATTAATTTTTTTAACATAGAGGCAGAAACTCCAGCTGACTGAGCAATTGTTCCAAATGCCTCATCTAGTTTTCCTGGCGTATTCAAGTCAAATTCTTTTGTTGAATATGTTGACGTAGGTATTTCTACATTTCCATCCTCTGATACTTTTTTATTTTTGTAGTTAATTATCAGTCTATTTCCAACTTCGTCATAATAAAATTTCATTAAATGTCCGTGTCCATCTTCAAGGTTTTTATCTAAGCCTTTACTAACAAGGTTTGTAAAATCGTAAACAGGAACTCTAACTCCTCCAACTGAAAGCTCTTCTTGTGAAGCCTGAGATTTAATAACTGGATTAGCTTTTCCTGTAGATATATTAAATGCATCTACAAGACCACTATATTTATCCATTTCTTTTCTTTGTCCATCTCCTGCCTTAGCTAATGCAGCTTGTCTTAAAGCTAAATCAGTTTGAGCGCTTATATTAGCGTCTTTAACGTAAGATCCGCCTTCTCCTAATTTTTCAGCATATCTATAAACACCTACTCTATATTTATCTTCTGGACTTAGTTTATCCCATTTTGCTTTAAATTCAGGATTAGACTCTGCTTGTCTATTTAAATCTTCTACTTCATAGAACGCAGCTGTTTTAAATCCTCTTTCATTTTCAAAAGCAGCTACAAGATCATCGGTAGCACCTGGAAATCCGCCTACTTTTACTTTTTGCTTAACCGCTTTTCCACCTTTACCTTTAACTATATTTTCCTTCTCTTCAAAACCAACTGGTTGAAAATTAAGGCCAACTTTAAAGCCACCTTGATCACCAGGCATAACAGTTTGACCTGGTTTTAATTTAGTGTCGTATGTAAAATTGCCTTGTCTTATAAATCCTCCAGCGCCAGGCATATCTTTCCATCTGTCTTGATTTGCTTTATTTAACAAACCTTTATCTACATATCTACCTGACCTATCTTGGTTCATCAATGTTGAAACATAGTCGTAGTTAGAATTAGGTGTAACCACCTGTCCAGTTTGTGGATCAAATAAACCAGCGTTTATAACATCGTTCATCAATAACTCAGAATTTATTTCTGGTCTATCTTTCTTAATCTCTGCAATCTTCTTCTCTACATTCTGTCTATACTGAGAAATTGTTCCTGCCAAGTTATTTACATCAGCAACTCTACCGCTAGCTGTTATATAAGCAGCAGTTGGACTTATCTTGCCATCCACAATACCTTGGGTTAGATCCGTTTTCATTTTGTTTATTTGAGACAAAAGAATAGGATCAGCCGCTGTACCTGTAGCTGTAAATTTATTATCTAAAACGCTCGTAACATCCTTAATACCTTGGTATAGCTTGTCTTGTTGTGCTTGCTTAGCTTTAGCTCTTAGAGCTTCTTGTTCTTGAACCTTGTCAAGAGCAGTCCCTATTCCAGAGATGTCTGTGTAATAGCCTTTAGCGATTTCTGATGGTGTTAATTCTCCTGCCATTATGCTAATTTTAAATTTTTATAAAATCCTTTTGAATAAATCTGCCACATTAATTTCTTATTGTCATATCCGTATACTTCAGACGCTTCTTTTATAGATTCAAAAAAGAATCCATTTGATACATCAATAATCATTTTTCCATTCTTTCCCTCCATAGCTTTTGACCTTTTCCTTACAACTTCTTCAGATTGTTTTCTTCCAATGTTGGATTTAATTAGTTTTAATATATGTTCTTTTTTCTTTTCAGTTTTTGAAGATTCAGACATACTTTTTATGGTTTCTTCAGAATATGGATTCTTTAACCCTTTATTCCAAGGAGCAACACCTATCCTGTGTTTTCCCATTTTCTTTCTCGATTCTTCACTATATTTTCCATTAGAACCTGGCTCTTTTAAATTTAACATATTAAAATTACATTCATTAAAAAACAACCAGTATGTTCTTTCAAATTCATTCATTACATCTTGGCTTAAATCAAATGGAAGTTCACATAATATTTCAACTTTGTGAGAATCAAAACCATATTTTATAAGCGAATTGTATAATTTTGGTTGTTTTTTACAATCAAGGCTTCTGTATGTTTTAATTCTATTTTTTATGTTCCAAGACTGTCCTATATAAACAGATCCATTTGGGTTTGTAAGCTTGTAAATTCCGCTAGTTTTGTTTGGGATTTCTTGTAAACTTAATTCTGCCATAAAATCTGATTGATATTGTTTATATAATACGCTTTAAAAGGAAAGAAAGATGATAGTGCAAAGAAAGAAAGGG